CCAGCCGTCGAGTGAACGACCTCAGACCCGTCTGGGCGTCCCGCCAGAACGACCGTCACCTCATAGCTTTTGCGCGCCTTAAAGAGCTTCGCCGCCTTCTCCTGTGCGTCAAAGGAGCGGAGAGCCTGAACGGTGATCTGTTTGCCACGATAAAAGCAGACGTATGTGAACATATCCTTACCTCCGGTTTATTTGACCGTAACCAACCATACATGGCAATTTGCCATGTGTCAACAACCAACCAACCAACCAACCAAATTATTCCAACCAACCAAGTCACTTAAACCAACCAACCAACCAAGTCCTCGCGTGCGTATGCGCGTGCGCGCGAGGGCACGAGCTCAACCATAGGCACAAGCGCAGCCATGGGCTCGACCTATGCTATGGGCGCGAGCTTGTCCATAGGCTTTGCCTGCGCTGTATGGGCTTGGTCTGGACTATTGCATGGGCGCTCCTGTGTCGAGAGGCTGGGCGAGAGGGCGAGGGCGCGCCAGAGGGCGCGGGCGAGGGGCGATAGGTCTGGGCGCTGAGGCGAGCGCCGTAGGAGGCGCTCAGGAGACCGCAGAGGGCAGGGAAAGGGCAGGGGCGCTGGGGTAGTAGCAGGAGAGCCGCGCAAGGCGTCTGCGCGGCTCTCTGAGGCTCTCAGGCGTGCTCGTCAATCTCGACAACCTCGCCCCATGGCACAGGGCGCGGGCGCTCAGTCGCAGCCCAGAGCACAGGGCAGGAGGGTTGATCGCCCCAAGAGTCGCAGTCGAGATCAGTTAGGTAAATAATCGCGCTCGCGTCTGGGTGCTCGTCTGCGACATAGGCGAAGGCTGGGGCGAAGGCTGTGCCTCCTCGCCCTGCTATGTCGAGGTTGAGAACGTCGCCGGGCTGATAAGTCTGCGCAGCCCTGACTCTTGTGTCGCATTGCACGAGAGTCAGGCGCTCTGCGCCCTGCTCGTCGAGGATCGCTTGCATTTCCGCGCCAATGGCTTGCAAGGCGCGCCTGTCCATACTCCCGCTCGTGTCAACAATGCAGACGAGATGCGCGGGCGAGGCTGAGACATTGCCCGGCAGGATCACAGCGCCAGACGAGCGCCGCGAGCGCCGCAGCCATGAGGACTCACGCAGCGAGGACTCGTCTGCGAATTTCCGCAGAATCTCGCGCCATGAGACGCGCCCAGCGCCCAGAGAGTCGAGAGTCTCAGTCACAGCTCCGGGAGTCACGCCTGCGCCTGCGCGTCTGGCGACGGCTGCGGCCTGCCTGACTCGCGTCTGGATTTCCGCCTCAACCTCGCTGCGCTGCGCCTCTGGCACAGGAGAGTCGAGCACGCCTCCACAGGCACCCGGATCAGGCGCGCCTTGCCCAGCGCCTTGCGGCTGCGTCTGGCGAGGTTGTTGCGCCTCCTCGCGCGCGAGCGCCTTATAAATCTCCTCCGCGCTCCTGCCCTTGTGGCGCGCGTCAAATAGTGCGCCCTCTGGCAGATGGAATCCGGCTGCGCGCAGCCCCTCATTAATCGCCAGATCACAGGCAATGTTCCAGAGGCGCGCATCTCGCGTGCCCCGCCGGAAACAATGCAGGCGCGCGACGTGCTCAACCTCATGAGCGATCAACCCCACAAGCTCGCGCTCGCGCAAGGAATTGATGAATCCTGCGTTATAGAAAAGGGACTCTCCATCCGTCGCGGCTGTGTCTATGTCTGGGCGCTCCTCCAGTTTCAGGTTGAGGCTGAGACAACCCCAGAAGGGTTGAGAGAGGATGAGGGCGCTGCGCGCGCCCTTGATTCTGGCGAGAGCATCCATCACAGCGCCCCCCCGTTCTGTGTGACGTGCGCGACATAAGCCGCAGTCTCTTGCAGCGCAGGATCGCGCCGGATCGCATCCGTTGAGAGCAACACAGCAAAGTCGCGGTCCAGACGATTCGCATAGGTGAGGATCGCGCCGAAATTGCTGCGCGTCGCCTTGCGGGCGAGCGCCCCGCAGATCGCATAGGCGAGCGCAGGCTCATGGGGTTGTGGGATCATTGCGGCCTCTGGCGAGGCGATAATGGAGTCAATGGAGGGCAAGCGACGGTAAACCTGTACAAACGCCTCAAATTCGCCTGCGGCCTCCTCTCCAATGAGGGCGCGCACAAGGGCAGGGCGCAGGGCGTCTGGGGCGTCTGCAATCTTGCTTACCTGAGCCCATGAGCGGGGCGAGGGAAAGGCGCGCGCCTCTTGCTGGGGCATTTTGTGGAGAAGCTCAGGGCGAAAGGCGATAAAGGCGGAAATGAGGGGCGAGAGCCCCGCGCGATCCGCCCAGAGACGCCATGAGTCGGCGTCGCAGTCCAGATCAAGATGCGCGAATCTGTTTGCGAGGGCTGAGGGCATGCGCTGGGCGCTCGCCTTGTCGCTGAGGCGATTCCCGGCTGCTATCACAACACAGGACGGGGGCAGGACGTGTTCGCCTATGCGACGGTCCAGAACGATCTGATAACAGGCGCTTTGCGTTGAGGGGCTGCCCTGATTCATCTCATCAAAAAACAGCGCAGACCGGCCCCCGGCCTCGTGAATCGCCCAGAGGCGCTGAATAAAAGTCGGCTGCGCCCAGACGACTCGCCCGTCGCGTTCTGTGGGCGTGCCCCGCAGATCAATGGACTCCAGTTGTGAAAGGCGCTCCTCCACAACCTCGCGCCCCTCAGCCGCGCAAGCAGCCTTGATCGCGTCTGATTTACCTACGCCCGGAGCGCCCCAGACAAAGGAGGGCACGTCAGCGCGCATGAGGTGGATGAGGGATTCTGTGAGTTGAGCATGTAACATGAGCTTATCCTTTTAGGTTGTGGGCTGATCCGCCCCGACAACCCCAGCGCGCGAGGCGCTGGGGCTCGCAGCGCAGATCAGGCGAGAAAATCCTTCACGTCAGCGAGGATCGCCTCAGCGCGCGCCGCTGTGTCCTCGCGCGCCTGATCCCATTGGCGCAGTTGGTCTGCGTCATGAGCGCAGAGGTCGCGCTGCATGGCGTCTGCGATCCTCGCCAGATCAACGTCGCCTGTGAGGTTGAGCGAGGGCAGGAGGGCGCAGAGGTCGCGCACGTTCTCCACAAGGGAGTCGCGGAATATGCCCTCAACTCTGTCGCCGGGGCGCTGCGGGGGCTGATAGGCGCGCAGGCGTTCCGCCATGCGGCCCACAACCTCAGCAATCCGCTCCCATACGTCGCGGGTTGCGGCGCGCAGGGCGTCCTGCGTTGCCTGTTCAATCTGCGCTTTAATCTCAGCCGCAGCCGCGTCGCCCACGTCAACCCGGAAATCCTGAGCATCTGGCACAGGCAGGAGACGCGAGGCGAAGGCGAATTTCGCGCGCACCTGATCCGGCGCAGGATAGTCCTCTGGATTGAACATTGCGCCAAGGCGGCGCTGGGCGTCTGCGACATAAGAGGGGTAGGTTGCTACAAACTCATCCACAGCGACGTCGAAGTCGCATTTGATGCGCGCAAGCTCGCGCGAATAGTCCAGATGCGCCTTGGCAGGGAGGAGGCGCGCCCCGTCATCCAGCCATGGGAGCGTGCGCGAATAGTGGAGGCTGCGCGCCTCATTAACGGCTGCGTTGATCTGGGCGAGCGCATCCTTGGCGAGGAGCGCCTTATTGTATCGCCCCGCGTCTGCGGCTGCGCCTTGCTGGGCGTTAACTTGATCTGTGACTCTGCGATCAATCCGGCGCGCAGACCATACAGAGAGACGCAGCCCCGCGAGCATGGCGCGAGAGGAGAGAGCGCAGAGAGGGCGTATATTCACATTGAGGTTGAGCATGGTTATTCATCCTATTGTTAAGGTATAGCTGGGGATAGTGCCCCGCGATCAATGTATCAATTCATGGTCTGCATGGCAACTGTGCCATGAGAGAGAGGGGCGCGCTGTGCTATAGTGCTGATCTGCAAGGATTAACGGGGGCGAGCTTATGTCTGCGACGGCTGCATCATCTGGCGGGGGCGAGAGCAAGAGGGCCAAGGGCAAGAAGCCCAGCCCAGAGGAGATTGCAGAGAGACGCGAGGAGAGAAGGATCGCACAGGCAGAGGAGGAGACTCTCGCATGGGCGCAGAGGACAGAGGCAGCCCTTGCTAAGGTGAGCTTGGACAATCTCCCTGCAAGAATGGGGAGACCCCCCAGAGAGATGACAGAGGAGGACAGAGAGCTGATCTGCACTCTATTGGCAGAGGGAGTGCCCTTAACGCGCATATGCGAGACGCAGCCCAGCCTGCCGCATATCTCAACTGTGTGGAGATGGATAAGAGAAAGCCCCGACTTTCTCGCGGATTACTCGCGCGCGCATGAAAGCGCAGCCGATACGTGGTTCAGCGAGTGTCTGGATATCGCAGATGACGCCTCGCAGGACGTGAACCCGGACGGCTCTGCGAATAATGTTGCGGTTCAGAGGGCAAAACTCAGGATTGATACGCGGCTGCGCATGATCGCCAAGATCGCGCCCAAGAAGTATGCGGAGCATATGCGCCCAGACGCCATGCAGGTGACTAACAATAACTTGACAGTTATTGATTCACGCGAGCTTGATCCTGAGCAAAGGGAGAGCCTGCGGCGGATGCTCATCATGGCGAGGGGCGACGTCTGAGGCGTCAATCTTCTGACATAGGCGCAGAAGCCCCTAGGAAGCCCACAGACGCCCTGCGGCTCTCGCCTATACCTCAGCCCCAAAAAGTCGCGCGCCTGCCCTCCTGCGCGAATTCACGTTTTGTTCCGCCGCTATTGAGAACGGCTCGCATCAAGCGCCATGCCAGATGCGCGGCTCATCTGGACAACCTCTCGCCCCTGCGCCTGCCCTCATCCTGCCTGCGTCTCGCCAGCGCAGCGCCCACAGCCTCGCCTGCGCTTGGCACAGCCTGAGCAATGCCAATGCCTCGCCCGTGCTTACCACAAGCGCCACCATTCCAGATGCTATTGCGACGCATTCTCAACTGGCAATGCTTAGGACAAGCTGACCATGGGCGGGGCCGTGGCAGATGCAAATGAGAAGCATTCTCAAAAGGGCCCCCTGAAACCAACCACCCAACCCCCCGCTAATAGAAGGCCGCCCCCCGTTTAAGGTTCCAAGCCCCTCCCCTGAAATCTCCACAAACTTTGACTTTTCATCCGGGTCCCCTTGCCCCTTGGGTCCCATATGCTATAGTCTCCGTTCAACGGGGGAGAGTGTTATGGCTACTGAGGGTAAGGGTAAGGGTCGTGGGTTTGCTTCTATGGACCCTGAGAAGTTGAAGCTGGTTGCTTCTAAGGGTGGGAAGTCTGTTCCCCCTGCCAAGAGGAGCTTTAGCCAGAACCGGGAGC